CCTGAACCCACCGGCCCCCGATCCCCCCGCAGAGGAGTGGCCGTGATCCCGGTCAACCTCATAGTGACGGACATCCTCGCCAACCCCACCGGCATCGTGCTCCCCCAGCCTTGGGCCGTGAAGCCCGTAAGAGCCACGCCCGAGGCCATAGCCTTCATCGAGTCCTACGAGTCCGGCCTCTTCCCGGGAGCGGCCTCCCCGATAGTGAGGGAGGTCGACGCCCGAGTGATCCTGACCGGAGTCGAGCGCCTGCCCCGACCAGCGCCGGAGATTTTGTTCGCTGACGCTGACGCTGACGCTGACGCTGACGCTGACGCTGACGCTGACGCCGACGCCGACGCTGACGCTGACGCTGACGCTGACGCTGACGCTGACGCCGACGACTTCGTCGGATACGAGTACTTGGGATACGATCCATACTTTGAGTGGTCGCGGAACCAGATCGCGGGGAAGCTAGGATGAGACCGGTGGATCAGCGGATAGTGGAGCGCGGTCGCGGCGACTGCCTCAGGGCTTGCCTGGCCTCGATCCTGGAGCTGACCCCGGATCAGGTCCCGAATTTTTCCGACTTCGCGAGGTATGCCGAGGACAAGAGCTGGGCGAAGCCGATGTGGAACTTCCTCAGGGAGAGGGGCTTGGAGTTCTACTCGGTGTACCCGCCGCTGAAGCCCCACGGCTACTGCATCGCCGTGGGCAAGAGCCCGAACATCGTAGGCTGCACCCACGCTGTGGTCTGGCGCTACGACCGCCTGGTCCACGACCCGAATCCGAGCAGGAAGGGCCTGGCCGGAGAGCCCACTAATTTTCTGGTGCTGAGCAAGATCAGAGAGGAGCAAGAAGACGCACAGGGCCGCGCTGACGCGCCGCCGAACAATGTAACCACAAAGGAGAACCACCGATGCTGATCAAGAATACCCTGAACGCGACCGTCACGATCTCGGACCTGCTCCCGAGCCCCCTCGGTCCGGGGCTGGTCATGGGACCCCGTTCCGAAATCATGATCTTCGACGCGGCGGCCAAGTCCTCCCGCGAACTCCAGCAGCTGCTCGCCTCCGGCGTCGTCGAGTGCATCGGTCGCCAGGAGCCTGCGGCGGCGGCTGGGGTCACCGTCAGCGGCTGCGCTTGCCCCGGTCAGGTCCTGACCGCGACCTCGAAATTATCGGCGACGTGGCAGGACCCGGACATGGCCCTGCCCCAGCGCGTGTGCCAGAGCTTCGGCGACGGCTCCGACGGCTCCATCCTGATCTCGACCGTGCCCGTGATCTTGTCCCGGGACATGTACTACGAGAACCTGTCCATAAGCGGGACCGGGTCCCTGGTCACCAACGGCTACCGCGTCTTCGTCTCCGGGACCCTGAACCTGACCTCGGCTCCGGCGCGGGCGATCGTGGGCGGCTCCGCTCCGGGGATGGCCGCGCTCGGTAATGTCGGCGGACTCGTGCAGAGCCCAGCGATGCCGAACACCATCGGCACCAACACCCCGGGGTCGGAGGGGGCCAACGGCGCGGTGGGGGCGGGGGCCGTCGGTTTTCCCGGCTCCGAGACCTCCCCCGGCAACGGCGGGGCCTCAGGAGCTTCTGGGGCTGGCGGGCTCGGCGCCTCCGGTGTCGGCGGCGCGGGGTCGCCTTCGGTAGCACCGGCGCTGGTCCTGCCGATCCGGCGCTGGTCCACGGACATGCTCCGGGGCACGCAGCTGATCCAGGGTGGGTGCTCGGGAGCTGGCGGCGGCTCCGGGGCCGGTGACGGTACCAATGCGGGAGGCGGCGGTGGCGGAGGTGCCACGGGCGGGACCGTGCTCGCGATATATGCGCGGACCATCCGCTACAGCCGGATGACGGCGGCGTCCGCGATCTGCGGAGACGGCGGGGCCGGGGGCGCGGGCGGGAGCGTCGTCGCCGGGAACTGCGGGGGCGGCGGCGGTGGCGCGGGTGCGGGCGGGGGCTGGGTCTACGTCGCCTACGAGCGCCTGTGCGGTGAGACGGCGCGGGCCGCGATCAGCGCCAACGGCGGAGTCGGAGGGGTTGGCGGCTCCGGATTCGGGACTGGTCTGGGCGGGGCCGGTGGCAGCGGCGGCTACGGTGGCAGGATCACGCTGTTGCAGGTCACGACCTCCGTCGGCTGCGAGGTCGACAAGACCGCAGTGGCGGGCGCCCCCGGGATCATCCCCGCGACCGGCGTCGGAGGCGCGGGAGGGCTGGGGACACTCGCTGTCGCCGACCTCTCCGAGTGCGGCAACCACGACCGATTCCGCCACCGCGACGATCACGATCACGATCACGATCACGATCACGATCACGGTCACGATCACGGTCACGATGACCGCGACCGGGGCTGGGACGGTCGCCTGTACTAGGGCGGTGGTCAGAGTGGCTGCCAAGGAAGCCGAGGTCTTCGTCGGGGACGGCCCGCTGGCCCAGGTCAAGCGCCTGTGGAACAAGCTGGAGCTGGTGGATCGGCGCCTGTTCATCGACCACGCCCTAAGGCCGCACCTCACCAAGGCCTTCTCCGAGTCTGGCGGGGACCTTGAGGCGGCGCTGGAGTCGTTGGCGGTAAGGGGTTAGGGAGGAATAACATGGCTAAGGTCTTGATCTCGTTCGACACCAAGAAGAGCGCGGCGGAGGCGGTGGTGACCGTGGACGGAGTAATGCAGTCATACGTCAATAAGCTGTACCTGTCCCTGAACTCGTCCTCGAACAAGCCCCCGCACCTGAAGCTGACCAGGCTCAGCATCGAGGGCGGGGTCGCGAAGAGGATCGAGGAGACGGTCTGACCATGTGCTTGATCTGCGCCGAGGGCGTGGCCGTCGTGATCGCGACCGTCCCGTGGTGGAGAAAAATTTGGCGGTGCGCGAGAGGACTCCGGGAGAGCGGGGCCTCGGCGCCCCGGTACGTGGTCCCGGGGCTGGTCGTCAGGGAGGTGGGGCATGTGCAACGTCTGCGTCGCTGAGTCGGCGCTGAGGGCGGAGGGGTTCTCAAGGAAGGACATCGGCTACGAGGTCAGGGCCCAGGGCGCGACCGAGTTCGGGATCGCCAAGTACCAGATACGGAGGATCGGCCACCCCTGGCCCAGGGGCTGGGTCGCGACCTGCGACCTCGCGGGGTCGCTGGGGACGCTGGGCTTCGACCTTAGGTTCAGCGATATTAACCACCGGAGGTTCCGCCTCATCGCCGAGATCGCCCGAGGCCTGGAGCGCGGGGACCTTCACTGCACATACCCGTCGCTGGCCTACGTGCACGCGAGGATGATCTGGCCGTTGGCGCTGATCACGAAGCTGGGCCAGATCGCGCGCTGGGTCAAGAGCCTGGGAGTCAGTGCCGCCTGCGACCGCGAGTACCCGGTTGCCGAGGCCAGGGTCAGGTCCGAGGCCAGGGCAAAGGGCGCGAGGATCGCATGAGCAGTCATAGCCCCAAGCCCGTGGAATTCGAGAAGCTGTTCATATCGGATGCGGACTCGGCGAGGGCTCTTGGCGGGACGAAGTTCGAGCGCGAGGTATTCGCCCCGCTCCAGGCCCTGGCTCGGACTCTGGTCCGCATCGATAGAGGGCAGGAGGTGCCACAGTGAGAATCCTGATAGCCGCCGCGATCTTGGTCGCAGCCGCCGCCGTTTCCGCCGCCGCTCCTCCGGTGATGCCCGACCTCAAGAAGACGCCGGGTATGATCGACCAGAAGTTGACGGCGGCCATGCTCTGCAACCCCCGCTTCCGCACGGGGGCGATCCGCAACGTCACGCTCGCGATGAAGAGGCAGGTCTTCGCCGAGTACGGGATCACGAGGGACTTCGGCTCCTACGAGATCGATCACCTGATCTCGCTTGAGATCGGTGGAGCCAACGACGTCAGGAATCTTTGGCCGCAGCCGTACTGCCCCCTGGACGGATCGGGTGGCAAAACCTGCTTCGGCGCGCGCGAGAAGGACCACGTCGAGAACTGGCTGCACCGCCAGGTCTGCTCCGGGAGCTTGACTCTATCCCAGGCCCAGGCTATGATCGTTAAGGATTGGTTCGCGGTCTACCGACAGTGGGCCAAGGCCAAGACCCAGACTGCAAAGGCGGGGTCCAAGAGATGATCGTCTTCGTCAAGGCCGAGGACTGGAATTCCATGGAGCCTGGGCAGTGGGCCATGGCCCCGGACGCTATCTTCGACCCCAGGCAGGGTCTGCTTCGCCGGGAGATGATCAGGTGCCCGAAGTGCGGGGGCCGCTCTCACCTCAGCTACCAGCACACGATCTACAGTGACGGCCACGTCACGGCCTCCTTCGTTTGCCCGAGGACGAAATGCGGGGACGGGAAGTCCTACTGCGACTTCCACGATTTCATCACCCTCAGTGGGTGGACACCAGAACCCCGGACCCGGGGGCAGGGCGCGAGCGCGCCGCGAACTCAGCCGGAACCATAGGAGACAAGGAAAATGATCATCAGGAACGCATCATCGGGAACCGTCACCATCGACGACATCGCCGGTCCGCAGTCTGGAGAGGGCCTGGAGATTCCGTCGGGAGCCTCGATCACGATCTTCAACGAGCAGGCGCATCAGAGCTTGCAGCTCGGCGAGTTCCTCACCAGCGGGCAGTTGCTCAACATGGGCTGGGCCGAGCCCTCAGCCGGGACCCCGGTCGACTTCGGGGCGGCGCCGATCGCGGCCAAGGCCGACGCCCTGGCCGTGGGCGCCAACATCGGGCCGGTGTCCCTGATCGCGTCCGTGCCCGCCGCCGGTCTCTACCGGATCAACGCCTACGTGGTCTGCACCGTGACCGGCGCCGGTGACGCGGTCCCGAACTTCATCGTCAATTACGTGGACGAGACTGGCTCGAACGCCGCGCACCTCAACGCGCCGTCGGCCCCGAACGCGACGCTGCTGGGAGCGACCGTGACCTGCGCCTACCTCGCGGCGGGCTCGGCGGTGACCTACAGCGTGGGCGGGGGCTCGTTCGCCAACGGCAGCAAATACGACATCCACCTCGCGATCGAGGCCATCTAGGGATCGATCGTGGCGGACCTGTTCGGACGCTGGCGCGCGCGCCTGGCCCTCGGGGGAGACCCCGGGGGTCAGGCCGCGCCGTTGCCCAGCGCCACAAATAATCCTGATGGGTTAGCCGAACCAGAGTCTCCGAGCGCATGGAGCGGGTATGGAGACATAGGGTGGATCGGCCTGAGCGGGAATTACTACCACATCAATTACTTGACGGAGCACATGGTGTGGCTCCGCTCCCAGGGAATAAAAAAACCGGATGGTTGGGTCCGCGTCGTCTCCGCTCCGGGGGTGTCCGAACTCGGACTTGACGTAAAGGGAGAAGGTGAGCCCAATGCCAACCAATGGGCGACGATGGAGGAGTCGGTCAGGGAGTGCGGTGAAGACGCGGAGGTCTGGGTCGAGTACCCCAGCCGGTTCGCAAAATTTGTGGCCGGAGATTTTACGGACTCGGGAAAGACCCTGCGAGATTTCTGCTCTGGCGCTGTCAAATCGGACAAGGGCCTGGGCATATTGGAACGCTTGGCCGCGTCGTCTTCCGACGACTTCATGTCCTGGTTCTCTGGCTCCAAGGTCGTTGATCCAGAGGGTCAACCTCTGGTCGTCTTCCACGGCAGCACCCACCCCTGGATCGCGTCGTTCGATAAGGGATATCAGGGTAAGGGCGTGGTGAACCCCAGCCGGGAAGGCCAGGGGGGATTCTTCTTCAGCAGCGACAAGGGCGCGGCCTCTTACTTCTCCGACAAGAAGCCTAAGAAGACGGCTGACTCCGAGAACATATCCGTCTACGGAGATTCCGGCAACTACTATTACTCCGTGGGCACCAGGACCAGGAACATGGAGGATTCCGTTTCCATATTCCAGGGAGGTCCGTATCCTACTCACCAGGAGGCCCAGGACGCTGGTTATGCCGAGGCCGAGACCTACAACAAGAGCCTGAGGCAGGATACGTTCACCCAGGGGTACTACCTGGCGCTCAGGAACCCGATGGAGAGCCAGTTCGAGAATGGCCCGACTCAGGCCATAGCCGACGCCAAGGCCGGTGGCTATGACGGCGTGATCGCGCGCAACGTCTTCGACGGGGACAGGAGGTCGGACGTGTACATCGCGTTAGAGCCCGAGCAGATAAAGTCGGTCAGGGTCAGAATCGCATCCTTTCGCGATCGTTGGCTCCGCCGCGCCGCCGACTTCTCCGAGGGCATAACCGCAGCTACGCGCGAACTCGTGGTCCAAGTTCTTATGGAGAACGGCGACCAGATGCTCCAGGGCGCTCTTTACGACAAGGTCGCTGCCGACCTCGTTCGGGTCTGGTCCTCCACGGGGCGTCCCCCGATAAGTTTCGAGAGCGCCAAAATCTACGCCCAGTCCGCAGTCGACATGCTATTCGAGGTCCACCGCATCGACCGAGAGGGAGAACCCGGGACCGAGGGCATGGTCTACCTCCAGTCTGATTTGCAGATGCTCGCGGATCAGATATACGGCATGATCTATTGGAACAAGGACCCGATGACGCTGGAGCAGATCACCGCCGCGATGAAGGACTCCGTGAGGCGGGGCCGGACTCCGCAGGCGTACGATAACCAGCAGATAGACGGCGCCATAAACTCGGCCCTGAACTACCTGATAGACGACGAGCACCGGGTGAAGGTCACGGAGCACGGCTTCGTGGCCGCAGATGCACCAAAGATCACGGTCGACGAGGCCCAGAGGGGAGAGTTCCAGCCGAAGCCAGGATCGACGCCGGTTCAGGACGTGCTCCGGAAGACGAAGTTCGTCGACCCCGAGAAGGAAAAAAATCGGCTGCTCGACGAGTTCTCGCAGGGCAAGATCACGAGAGAGGTCCTCGACCAGAAGCTGCGGCGGCTCCAGGCGTCGTTCAGGGCGCGGTGGTTCCGGCGTGCGCGCAAAGTCGACTGGGACGAAGTCCGGTCGATCGCCCAGCAGGTCCGTGGGCAGTTCGTGGCTGAGACCGAGAGGCCGTCCGAGGACCGCTGCGTCGAGATCAACAAGGCCCTGGCCCAGGCCCTGCGCGGCGTCTACGGCGACGCCGTGGCCCTGCGCTACGGCCCGTTCACCGACGACCGTGGCGGCGAGTTCCACCACTGGTGGGTGGAACTCAACGGGCGGGTGATCGACGCCGCCGCCGACCAGTTCAACCCCGGGATCATCCAGCAGCCCTGGCCGGGCGGGAAGAAGCCGATGCCCGACATCTACGTCGGGCCCCGGGCCTCGCGCTACCGGGCCGAGAGCTTCTACAGCGGCGGAGAGATCGACGAAGCCGGTGAGCGCCGCGCGGGCAAGGCCAAGCCCGACACCCCGATCTTGGACGTCGATCCCGGGGACTCCCAGGAAGTCGCCGAGGCCATGGCCGCCGAGTACCTGAACTACGCGATCCGCAAGGTCTACGACAAGTGGACGCGGATGCACCGGCGCGGCCTCCCGCCCGAGACCGAGGGCGTGGTGGGCAAGGACTTCGTCCCTACCGTCCACGAGGTCAAGTTCGGCGGCTCCCGGGTCAAGGGCAAGGCCGTGAAGGGTTCGGACTGGGACTTCCTCGTCGCGTTCACCACCGAGCCGCCACCGGCCACCGACCTGGAGCGCGAGCACCTGGTCTACGACATGGTCGTCGACCTCCACGAGTTCGTGAACGCCCGGAGCGAGAACGCCTACCTGCTCAACTTCGACATCATCGTCAACTACGGCGACGCAGTCCCTGACCAGGGGCCGTCCGTGAAGATGGGGCGGCTCCGGCGCCTGGCCGCCCAGAACTTCAGTGGCTACGTCGGGAAGTGGTTCAAGCTCACCGACGAACTCCGGGTCTGGGCCCGGGCTGCCGCCGACCAGTCCGAGGAGGTCCCGAGCATCACGTTGCCCAAGGGCCAGAAGATCAAGATCATGCAGGCTCCGTTTCAGCTCAGCCACGGCGGCAAGCCCTGGGTCATGAGGATTTCCTGGCCGACGGAACCGGTGCGCGGAGTCGATCCGGGAGATGGAGAGGGCGTCGTCCGCTACGACGACTTCCACTATGCGGCGATGGGCCTGGACGAGTCTGACGACTACCACGATTTCGTGATCAAGAGCATAGAGTGGAAGAACTCGGACAAGACCCTGGGCTACGCCAGGTGGGAGACGAAGCGCGTCAGTGGTGGCGTGGCCTTCGCCATCGACGCCGATGGCTCAGTCGTTTTCCTTGAAAGTCTGGACGATCCCGAGTCGGTGATCGCCGACTTCCGGCCTGAGGAGCTGCGCGCTCCCCTGACCGAGGCGATTCAGGCCGAGACGTTGCCCAAGGGCGAGCGCCCGGGCCAGATGAGGACCACGGACGTCCCCGTCGTCGACCCCGAGCGGGAGAAGAACCGGCTACTCGACGAATTCTCGACGGGGAAGATCACGCGCGAGGACCTCGGCCGGAAGATCAGGATGCTGGAGGCGTCGTTCAGAGCCCGGTGGTTCCGGCGCGCTGTGAAGAAGATGGATCGATCGCCATCGGTATTCGTCTTCGGCGACAATGGCTGGATCATGCCAGATGGAAAGTTTTATGCCCTCATGGAAGAGGAGGTTCATGAAGATTTCCTTGTAAAAAATAAGCTGAAGCCAGAGGGGCTGGTTCGGGTGTCGACCTTGGCGATTCAGAATATCATGCTGAATGCCGAGGATCAGCTTAACCTAAATTTCAAGGGTGAGGGCACGGTTGAACAGTGGTCAGCGGCAACGAACATGGTTATGTCCGTTGGAGAAAAAGATGGGGTGGTCGTGGAGGGCCCTGGGTTCGGAGACGTATTCTACAGAAAAGAATTTGAGGAGTCGGGCCAGACTCTTCGAGACCAAGTAACCGGCAGAGATCGATCCGCTTCGTTTAAGTCCAAGTGGTTCGAGCGCCGGGCCGACATCGAGACCCGGATTCCGATCCTGATAAAGCAGTTCTTCCCCGACGCCGATCCGAAGCGGGCCGAGGCCCGCATCCGCGAACTCGCGGCCATCGACCCCACCGGGAAGCAGGGCAAGTACTTGACCTGGCTCCTGAAGAACGAGGTCGATCCCGGGACCGGGACCGCCGAGGACCTGCGCGACCTCCTCGCCGTCTACGACAAGGCCAAGTCCAAGGCCAAGTTCCCGGCTCAGTACCGGGACATCAACAGGATTCTCCCCCAGGACCTGAAGAAGATCGTGGACGAGCACGGGGCGGTTTTGTCCCAGCGCGAACTCGAACTCGCGGGTCAGAAGGTCGTCCGCGACGATCACGACTGGAAGATCACGGAGATCACGAGCCCGGCCTCGGCCTCGGCGCTGCTCAAGGGCCGGGACTGGTGCGTCAAGGACCCCAGGTTCTCGGAGCAATACCTGGCCGACGGGCCCCTCTACCTCGTCGAGGACAAGTCCGATGGCGAGGATTACCTGATCCACCCCGGACGCGGGGAGGTCAAGGACGAGGAGAACAATACCCCGGTCTTGCAGGCTCCGAGGCTCAAGCTGAGCCTAGGTGACGACCCGCACGTGGGCCGCGCGATCAAGCATATGAAGGTCGACGTCGAGGACATCCTGCGCGGACTCGGCGACGAGTACGAGGCCTCGGACATACCGACGAACGAACTGGACACCGCGCTCGGCCTCTGCATGGAAGAATACGAGTCATATGGATACCTCATCTGGAATGTCGTTAGCGAGATGAAGGAGCGCGACATCTCAAGTCTGATCTCGCAGTATATGTGGGCGCGCGGCACCGCTCCAGGGCAGAAACGTAAAGGGGAACCGAATCAAGCCCAAGAGGACCTGATCCAGGCTCTGCCCATTGAAGAATTCAGCGAGGCCGTCCTGGCCTCGGGCAACGCCAAGCTCATGGCGGAATTCGCGGTCAAAATCCTGAACAGCCGCTGGCCCCAGGCCGAGCCCAAGATTATGGCCAACGAAGACGCCCGGATCGCGTACACGGACAGGTTCCCAGAGGAAGAGGCCCTGGTCCCCATGTACCGGCAGCCTCCTCCGGGGGCGCCGAAGCCGGAGCCGACGGAACCCGCAGCCCGCGAGACCGAGGAACAGACAGAGGAGTTGCCCTTGGTCGACGCCCCGAAGCCCGGGCACGTGTGGGAGCGGTCGATGCAGGGGCTCAAGGACGACCTGGAGCAGGGTCAGACCGACCCCGAGAGATACGAGACCGAGCGCCGCCAGATCATGTTCAGGCCCTGGAAGCTGCGGATGAAGGACTACGTCGACCCCGCTTCCCTGAGCCGGGAGAAGCTGGAGAACACCGAGCCCGAGGCCCTGAAGGAGTACCTGAAGCAGAACAAGGACGACCTCGCGCCCTGGTACAAGAACCTCCCCTACGGGTCCAAGTCCGAGTTCACGGCCAGGCTCTTCGGGCGCTGGTTCCGGCGCGCGGCGAAGGGGCCTGCCGCACCCCGGGGCTACATCGAGATCGGGGCGATCAACGGACACCCCATCCTAGCCCGCCTCGACCTGATCAAGGCCTACGCGGCCCTGCTCAAGAGGCTGATGAGAGTCATCGAGGGCGTGGATACTCCCGGGACTCAGGCCTACAGGTTGGACGCGGAGAGGTCGGAGCTGCACGATCGGATCAAGAGCGATTCCTGGTCGGCATCCGGCCTGAAGGAGTCGGACGACATCTCCGAGGGCGAGATCGGTGAACTCGCGCACCAGATAGCGGCTCAGGGCATCGAGGGCTACGCCGCGTCCTCCCGCAGCCGCTGGCGCCAGCGCCGGGCCGTCAGGGTCAGGAAACCCATGCCAGAACCGGAGCCGTACGCTCTCGGCGCCATAGGGTGGATGGCGCATGACGGGAAGTTCTACTCGCTCGGAGAGTACTCGGAGCACTGGGAGTGGTTCGAGGACCACGTCCCGGTTTCTGAGTCGGAGCACGGCTGGATGAGGTGCGGGAGCAACTTCATCCAGGGGTACACCGGGGCGCCGACCCCGCAGCAGATGGTGGAGCTGGAGAAGGCCTTCTCAGATTCCGGATACGACCAGGAGTTCTACGTAGAGCTGGAGGGCACCGAGGAGTCAGGGTGGAGGGACACGAGGTTCCCCATAGTCCCCTCCGAGTTCGTGGCTTCCGGGCAGGCGTTCTCAGACTACTTCTCTGACGCTCGCCGCCGCTCCGGGTCCTTCAAGGCTGCGTGGCTCCGCCGGTCCGCTCGGGCCAAGGCCCTGGTCCTCGACCCCCAGGTCTCGGTGGATCAGGACCTGATGGACCAGTACCTGGCCGTGGTCAAGAAGATGATCGATCATCCGGAGTCGGCGCAGGTCATCGAGAGTCAGAGGGTGGACCTCCACAACCGCCTGCGCGAGGACGCGCGGGTGCGGTTGCTGCGCAGGACCAAGGCCGAGGACACGGACCCGGGGTGGGACGACGACGTCTTCTTCCCCGTGGTGGAGAAGTTCGTGGAGGGCGTGCTCGGCTCTGAGGACTTCAACCGCTTCCTACAGGTATGGGATACGGCGAGCGAGCTGCGCGAGACCCGCCGCGCCTCCGACGCTTCGGTGCCCACCCCCTCCTCCAACCCCGATCACGATATAGCGCTCTACAACCTCCAGGACTCCGAGATTGAGCCGCTGCCCAAGCAGATTTGGGACGGGTACGAGCAGGCCAACTACCTCGGGATCGCGCTTGAGTGCTCCGGCGACATCTTCCGCGAACTCGTGGGCTGGAACGTCTGCGAGGGCTACGTCGGGGAGAAGACGCGGCGGATCAGGGTCTACTGGGACCGGCTGTTCCGACCGATAGAGCCCGAGGCTGAGGCCCTCTGCAAGCAGCTGGTCGCGCTGTGGTCGGGGATGGACTTGAACGGGAAGAGCCCGAGGCTGCTGGCGGTTCGGGCCCTGAACGTCGCGCTCGCGGCCCACGACAAGGCCGGGGCTGAAGCGGCGCTGAGTCAGGTCGAGGCCGGGAAGAAGAAGGCCTACTTCCGTAATCGCTGGCTCCGGTGCTTGGCCAAGGTATCTGATAATATCGGGGACGGGCTCGAATGGAGGCCCTCGAAAAAATGGCCCCCCAAGCCAGGTGACAGATACTTCTTCGAGTACCACTGCGAGGAGAGCGAGGGGTCGGCTGACGCTGAGTTGTGGCACCGCACACACCAGCCAGTTGAGGTCCTGGCAGTAGACGAGCCCAGTACCCCCGAGGGTGAGGCAGACGGAATCTTTGGCGCCTACACGATCAAGTTCCTGGATGGTTTTGAGGGATGCGCTGTCGGGGACGAACTCCTTGACTCCCCTGAACAATACGTCCGGCCCGATTATCGATCATCCCGCCGCGCCTCCTCGTCCAAGCGCAAGAAGTCCAAGAAGGGCACCGAGACCTTCAATGGCTTGGAGATCGCGATCGAGTTCTACCCCGGAGACCAGAAGACCTGCGACAGCGGCGACGTCGTGGACTATGATGACTTCTACGGCGAGGTCAAGGGCACGCAGACGATAGCCGACGGCGAGCCCGTCGACGTCTACCTGGCCGAGGACGCCCACGGCAACGACGATCGCCCGGTCTTCGTCATCCACCAGCTGAAGAAGGACAAGTCCTACGACGAGGACAAGGTCATGCTCGGCTTCGTTGATGAGGCTGCGGCCATGAAGTGCTATGAGACCTCGGGTCCGCCCTGGGGCTTCGGGAGCCTCGATACCATGACCTGGGACCAGTTCCTCAACGGCTACCTCAAGAGTCACCAGTCCGCAGAGGACATGGGCGCCAAGTCCATGCCCGAGATCAAGGCCAGGTGGATGCGGCGCCGGGCCAAGGTCGAGGAGCAGAAACTACTCAGGGAACTCGTCTGCACCGTGATCGGCTCCGACTCCGGGACGACCAACGAAGCCGTGCTCCCGGCGGGAACCGTCGTCGGCGTGCAGCCCCAGAGCAACGACCACACCATCTTCTTCTACAGCCCACTCTACTCTCGGATGATCGAGCACGGAAAGACGTGGCGCAGCAACCAGTATGCCGCAAGCGTCGAGGATTTCCGCGCGGCCACGGACATCGGTTACGGTGAGGGGACGGGTTACGAGCACGGACCAGAGTGCTTCTGCGACGAGTGCATGGCCAAGGACGACATGTCCACCCACCGCTGCCCTAGCTGCGGGAGCCGGGAGTGCCCAGGGGACGGCGACACCATCGACTGCCGCAAGCCCGGCACCATGACTCCGGAGGACGTCCCCGTGGAGACCCGCGACAGCCTGCTTGACCGCTTCAACCGGGGGGAGATCGACGAGAAGACGCTGCGCCGCCGCATGAAGCAGATTTCCATCCTTGTTCGGTGGATGCGGCGCCGGGCTTCCCCCCTGGACGACCCCTCCAAGGACGTCAACGTCGACGGCTACATGCTGCGCCCCGAGGAGATGTCCGAGCCCTACTGGATCAACGCCTGGATCAGCCCCAGTGGGAAGTTCTGCCCTATGGTCGGCATCAACCACGAGGACTTCATCCCCGAGAAGTCGATGTCCGAATTAATAGCCGAGGGTTGGATTAGATTCGTTGCAGCCCAGTCTGGGCGCGGCATCGCCGATCTGCATCAGGACCCGACTCCGGGACAAGTCGCTGTCCTGGAGACCTTGTTCTTCATGTCCCCGAAGAAGATCATGGCGTTCGGCGTCGGCGAGGACCGGGACTGGGGTGCGTTCACCACCGTAGCGAAGATCACGGAGCGCGATCTCAAAGGCGGCTCGTTCGCGGATGAGGTGAGGTTTATCTTCAGCGAGCACGGGCAGAGGTTCATCGATCTCAGTAGGCCATGGGGTGAAGACGGCCTGGACGAGGAGGCGTCGTTCCGTGGCCGCTGGCTCGTGGCGAAGAAGAAGTCGCGCCGCGAGGTCCAGGAGGCCAAGGACCCCGCCTACAAGAAGGAGAACGCCCTGATCTCCGAGAATAAGAAGAAGCCCGAGGCGTCTAAACCTCACGATTTCAAGCGCGCGGAGTATACCCACCCGAACGGCCACCCCCGCTGCTTAGTCTGCGGCGGCGAGGAGATCATCGGCGGCGTGTGCAATAAGGAACCGTCGAAGAAGGACTACGCTGACTTCGAGAAGAAACTAGACGCCGAGTTCCCAGAGCGGAAGGAGCGGCGCGAGGCGTCGTTCGGGGCACGGTGGTTCCGTCTGGCCGCGCAGCAGCCGATCATCCGACTCCAGACCAAGCACGGTGATTTCTACGACGTGGTCCCCGGAGGCGCTATCGGGCGCGGGGACATGCCGGACATGGCCCCGACCTCGCAGTGGCGCCTGGTAGGCCTCGACAGCCCCGACGGTTCGGTCCACATTCCGCTCCACGAACTCGTGGGTAATGCCGGTCAGTGGGACACTGATTTCAGGGATTGGACCGTGGTCGACTTCGACCACGGCACTCACCGCCAGTGGGGGGATAAGCTCCGGTCCCTCTGGTTCCTGAATACCCCGGCCAAGACCGAGGCTCCGGGCAAGAAGAAGACGGTGACGCGGTCAGAGCCGGAGATGGCCAAGCTCATCGTCGACACCGTCAACGAACTCCTGGCTGCCGGGCCAGCCCCTCTGAGCACCCAGATCATCGCCGATGAGCTGGGTATCGAGCCTAGTTCTGACCTGAACGGCAAGGTCGTGTACACCATAGGCTTCATGATCAAGAACAAGGTCATCGGCTTCGACGACGACACCGAGGAGTTTGAGCTGCTCAAGCCCCCGAAGGCTCCGGCCACGGTCGAGACCGTGCCGGGGATGACCCCGGCGCAGAAGCAGCAGCGCATCGACCGCCTCCTTGAGCAGTGGCAGGCCGCCGCCCCCGAGAAGCGGCCCCAGATCGAGCAGCAGATCAAGTCCTTGGGCGCGCTGCGGGCGCTGTGGCGCGTTCGCGTAGCCGCCCGTAAGGACTGGAGCGCGTCCTTCCTCTTCGACCCAGTGGAGAATCCCGTCCCCTTCCCCAAGCCCGGTCAGAAGTCAGGGCTCTGGCGCGCCGGGGTCTGGAACGAGGGCGAGGACGACCTGGACCAGCTCTGGAAGCTGACCGTGGACAACGACTCCAGGTATTACGAGGCTGCGAAGCGCTCTCTCCCTGAATTATTCGGGAAGAATGACGGGTTCCTTGAGGGGATGCCGCTGCCGGTCAGGAACTACCCCAGGGCCGTGGCCTTCCTCAAGCGCATCTTCCCCCAAGCGTGCGAGGAGCACATCTACCCGACGTGGGGCAAGGCCGAGCCCGAGCCCGGCCACGAGGGAGACCCCTTCTATCAGGGCAGCAACCAGTGGAAGGATCAGGCGAAGGACGTAATCGGGATCATCAAGGGCCTCTACGGCGAGGAGCAGGGCGCGGTGGAGCTGGAGAAGTTTTTGGGTCGCCTCAAGCCCGGCGAGCGTGAGGACTTCCTGGAGGAGGCCGCCGAGGACCCGCTTGCGGGCATGATCCGGGGCTTCCAGGATATCATCGACAAGCAGAGGGGCGTGGCCCCCAAGGCCAAGCCCAGCCCCAAGTCCGAGCTATTCGAGGAGCACGTTAAGGAGATGCCGATGCTGGACGAGCAGGAGCGCCAGGAGAGAATAGACGCGTTGCTGGATCAGCTTCCACAAACAACCAGTGATGAGGAGAAGCGCCAGATCGAGCAACGCATCCGTTCCCTTCGGGCTTCGCTAAAGTCCGCGTGGCTGCGGAGCGCGGCCCGCAAGAAGAAGGTCCCGAAGCAGGAGCCCGTAGTCGACGATTCCCCGGCGCCCACTGAGCCAGACGAGGACGATATTATCATCAGCGAGTCGCGGCGCGGGTACTCCGCGTGGCAGAGCGGTAAAGAAGTCGCCAGCGCCGATAAGTACGATACCCTGCTCTGGCGCGTGAAGGAGTACATGGACAAGGCCAAGTTCTGGCCCAACGTCTGGGACCAGGGTGAGCGCGGAAACTGCAACCTCATCACGTCAACGGTCCATTCCTGGAAGCCGCCGGTGCCCCCTCCTTACGGGATCGAGGCCATGACCCTGGCCAAGAACATCTTCGCGGAGTTGTCTCCGGAAGAACTCCAGGGCGCGATGCAGGCCTACAATTCTTATCCCAATGGTTACCAGGGCGCGATGAGGCGCCTCTCTGATTGGGCCAAGAGCAACACCGGGGGCATGGAGCCGGACGTCCCCGAGTTCACCGACTCCTCTTTTTGGGAGGGCGTCGGCATCCAGGTCGTGCGCATGGTCGAGGAGGAGCAGAAGAAGCGGGCTGAGGAGAAGATCAAGAACCAGACCCCGAGTGCACCGACCGAGCGCGGACCCGATGACGTCCCGGTCATGGACCCGGCCATGAACCAGAAGACCATCGATCGCCTCCTGGACGAGTACGTGGGGGCCGACCCCGAGAAGCGCGAGCAGATCGAGAATCGCCTGCGCAGCCTCAGGATGGGGTTCAGGTCCCTGTGGTTCCGCCGCGCCCACTGCGGCGCCTGCCACGAGATTCAGTTCGCGGCCCTGCACACGCTCGCGGACATCGCCGCCGAGCACCCGGACCTGGTGAGTAAGGACCTGATCGGCAAGCTCAGCGAGATGACGTCGGGTATGCACATCCAGGAGTTCGCCGACGAGCTGGTGGACGTCGCCCTCAAGATCGAGGGCACCGAGGGGCTGGAGGACAAGGTCAAGGAGCTGCGGAACAAGGCCAAGGTCCTGACCATGATCGAGAACGGGATCGACGACGGCGACATCGAGGTCATCGACGAGCCCAAGGAAGGATCAACCAGATTCAAGTGGCTCAAGAGAGCCGCCAAGGAGGCCGCATGAAGAGAGACTTGATGATGATCGGATTCTCATTGCTGGCTGGGGCTTTCGGTGGATACTGTACCTGCCTCGCGCGTTTCCGCATCGTGGGAGCGCTGCTCGTCCTCGCGGGTAAGGCCGAGGCCAGGATCGACTCCGGGATCAAGGCCGAGGAGGCCAAGATCGAGGCGGATGCCGCCAAGGTCAAGGCCGACGTCGACTCTGCCCTGGGACGGACCGCCGTTCAGGTGGCCGAAGCCGTGGCCCCGGCCCAGCCCGCGCAACCGGCCCAGCCCGTGCAACCACTGGCGGGGCACTAGTAACTTACATCGATAGGGCCCTCTCCGGGGTCATGGCTCCCCGGGGAGGGCGAGGTGCGATAATGAGTGATGAGGAGCGGGAGGCCGCTGGCACGGCGCCCCAGTCGTCGGAGGACTTCGTTGCCGGGGCCGGGGCCGTGGACGCGGTCCGGCGCGGGCTGGCTATGGGCCTCGACCAGGAGCGCGCGGTTGAGCACGCCCTGGTCAACTGGAACATGATGTCCCAGATGCTGCGCGGCGCCGACCTAACCCCGGAGGAGGTGGCCGAGGTCAGGAGTCGGTCCTCCGTGCCCGGGTCTAGTCCGACGCCGCAACAGGCGGCGTTGTCTAGCGACCTCCTTGAGCAGTACGCCCAGGGCCAGATCACGCAGACGGAGATGGAGCAGAGGATCGCGCGGGGGGCGCCATGATCGACCTCGGGGACCTGTCCAAGGGCCAGGTTTCCGCCCCGATAGCGGGGCCGACGGCGCTACCCGCGCTCGCCGCGCTCAGGGACCTGGCGCTGGTGGCCCTGGCCCCGCCGGAGCCCCCGGCAGGAGACGCTCCCAAGGACGAGGCCCCGGCCCAGAAGTCGACCCCGATCCAGACCCCTCCAGGCCTGCCGCTGGCCTACGTCGAGATGAATCTCCAGGACCAGCCGGTGCCGCAGCCCCCGACCGAGGAGATGGCCCAAGAACAGAAGAAGCCGCTGGGTCACGAACTGACCCCTGGGGTGGCCACCATGTGCCACAGGGAGTGCATCTCCTACCGCCCCGGTACTGAAGTGCGGCTCACGCAGGAGCGGATCGACCAGGGTCCGCACGTGTTCGTCAGCAGGGCTCAAAGGGACGCGCACGATCGAGGGCAACATGAAGAGGAAGAGTCCAGGGCCCCGCAAGGCCCGACGCTCGCGCACCCGGACACGCTCCGGGCCGGTACCTATGTCAAGGGAGAATCCGTCCCCTACAGACCAGGAGCCTGAGGAATTCACGTGGATACACCAGCACAGGGAGGAGTTCTGGACGGCGAAGAAGAGCCGATAGTCTTCAGCATGGCCGACGCCTTCTCCTCGCTGATGGACGTCCCCGTCCGCGAGGTTGAAGCCGACCGCCACGAGGGAGACGTCCTCGCGCCTTCTGTCTCCGCCCGCTCCTTCGTCGACCCCCAGGGATTCACCAAGTACTATTTTAATCAGACCCTGTGCTCGAACCAGGTCGACATCGTCGGGGCCTTGACCTCCGACGCCAGGACCTCGATCACGGTCGAACCTCGACAAGTAGGTAAAACCAGTTCGGTCGCGGTTGCTTGCTCGATCCTGTGCGAGACCGAGGGCTTGGAGTGGAACAAGGACCATCCCGAATCCTACCGCATCGGCATCTTCGCGCCGAAGGCGGCGCAGGCGCAGCTGGACACGGACAGGATCAAGTCCTGGGCGCGATACACGAAGCAGGGCCGGGCCCTGATCAACTGGGAGGAGTCGACGAACGATAGGATCGTCTGGCACAATGGATCAGAGATCAGGATTTACTCCGCGTCTGAGCAGGCCGAGAACGACGGCAAGACCCTGAACCGGATCATCCTGGAAGAGGCGCAGAAGATCAGCGACGTCGTCGTGAGCCAGTCGATCCTGCCCATGGGCGGAGCGGTCGCGGCGAAGATCGCCAAGATCGGGACCGTGCGCCCGATCCGCAACCACTTCTTCAACTCGTGGCACAACGACGCGAAGGCCTTGAAGACCTGGCACCACTGGCTGATCTGCGATAACCTCCTGCGCGGCGGCTTCCGCGAGTACGGTGGCCGCAAGATCAGCCAGTACGTCCTCGATATGATGCCCCTGGCCGAGAAGGAAAAGTACATCCGCGCGGGAATCTTCCCCCAGAACCCCGACTTCTACTACCCCGGTCAGCAGGAACTCAACGACTTCCTGACCCAGTACGAACTCCGGTGGCTGGAGCAGTTCGGCCTCTTCCTGGATGGTCGGGAGAAGGCGATCCTCTTCAGCGGGTTCACCCCGTTCCAGGATTCTCAGAAGTCTATGGAGGAGGAGATATACGCGGGCATCGACTTCGCGACCGGGGTCGGGGCCGACGAGACCGCTGTTTCGGTCTGGCGCCGCCGGGGAGCGGTCCTGACCAAGATATGGGGCTGTTCCTGGTCGGACATGCCCGCGCCAGATCAGAAGCGGGAGCTGCTCAACCTCTTCTGCAAGCGGGGCCCGTTCTACGGAGTGCGACTGGGCCTCGGCGACTTCGGCGGCAACGGTGCCGCCATCATCCCGGAGCTGGCCGAGGCCGGGCTCCCGTTCCAGAGCATCAGCTTTGGCTCCAACGACAAGAACATCGTCGGGGCCTCGATGAACATGAAGACGTCGATGTTCCTCGACTTCAAGCGCCAGCTCCAGATGGGGTGGCTGCGCTACCCCGTCATGGACTCGTCGACGCCGATCGAGTTGCAGATGGACTATCAGAAGGGCGTCCGGCAGTGGACGGCCCTGGAGCAGGAGATCATCGGCTTCGGTATCAACCGCCGCATCCAATCCCCAGACTCGGATCACGACGACCTGTGCTGTGCCGACATTTTAGCAGTGCGCGCGGCCAAGATCGGACCGCAGCCCCTGGGCCAGCGCCGGTCCACGATCGGGCCGATGCCATACTTCATCGTCAGGAGCCAGTTCCGATGAGCACGGCGGACTACAGCATCACGTTCGACCACCCGCTCATGGGCACCAACCAGTGGGTTCTGGGGAACGGCACCATCGGAGTAGATCAAAGCCCTGGGCGAGGCTTCACCGTGACCTACACCTATCCCGGAGGCCATTTTTCTGTGGTCCCGGATCGGAATCGTCATGCCCCCGCCCGCGACCCGCTGCTGACTGAGGTCTGGGCCGACTAAGAATATATGGTTATACCTGGTAAAACAAACTACCTAACGACCCTAGTCAACACCAGGACCATCGCTGGCGAGTATTGCAATTTCACGAGAATCCTGCTATTAATATGACAAGGCCATGGGACTCAATCGAGAAGGTTGAGCGCGCGTTCTATGAATTCAATAGAGGTCAGGACGCCCGGAAGGCCAACGCCAAACTCCCTGCCAAGGGTTTTTTTGATAAGTGCATGACCGAGTTGACCAATATTACTCCGACGGAGAAGGCGGCCCTGGCCCGGTGGCTGTGTTCCAGGATGAGGGGATAGCCCATGGGCCCACACGTTCAGCCGGAAGAACCGTCGGGGTTCCAGAGGGAGGTCCTGGTATTCATGGGAGAGATCAAGGGCCGCCTCACCAGCGTCGAGAAGGGCGTCGTCGACATCGGCGAGGAGAACTCGGTCCAGACCAAGGCCCTAGGGAAGCTCGAAGAGCAGTTCCATGGGAGGATGCGCAAGATCGAGCACACGGTCTTCGGCAACGAGGAGACGGGGAAGATCGGCCTGGCCGAGAAGGTGCGCTTCCTCGAAAGCGGCTGGGTCAAGCTCACGACCGGGGCCGTCCTCATCCTCACGATCTTGGTAGAAATTCTGAAGGCGGGGGGATCGTGGATGTTGCATTTCGTGGCCTCCCTGCTGAGCAAAGGGGCGATCAACCCGCCCGCACATCCGTAATGGAGGTATAGAAAAAAATGACAGACCCGACAACCACGGCCCCTCAAGGAGCCGCCACGACCCCGGCTGAAGCCCCGGTCCAGACCAAAGCCGCTCCGGCGACAACCGCAGCCCCTGCGGCTGTGAGCCCGGACCCGGTGGCGCCCCCGGCAGCGGCCCCGACGGCCCCGGAAATCACACCCGAGGCTCAGGCATTGGCCCAGCAGCAGGCGGCGCAGCAGGCCGTGCTCAAAGTCCGGAAGGACAAGGAGGACGCCTGCGCCAAGGAGATTCAGCAGGTGTGCGCCAAGCACGGCTGCGAGCTGATCGTCGGCCACCAGGTGAAGGTCAGCCTCGTGGGCGCGAACGGGAACAGGTGATCTGCATCCCCGGGGGCGCCGAGCGCCCCCGGGGAATCTGCGAGGAGGAGGAACCGGTGGCAGGAAAGGATGATCTCAGGGAAGCATTCGCGAGGCTCGCCTCCGTCCCCACCCAGCCCCCGATGACCAGGGGCGAGTGGGTCGATAACTTCCAGACCATCTCCCTGCACGGTCTCACGGTCGCGACCCCGGGCGTCGACGCCGAGTCCTTGGACCTGCGAGTTCGGGTCGCCAGGATCGGCAGCTTCTGGTTCCGGGACGAGGAGTGCCACGTCTACGCCATGGAGCAGGCCCTGCTGGAGATGATCAAGACCCGGGACCGCCTTCAAGGCAGCAACTTCTCGGTCGTGACCCCGATCTGGGTGTTCTACCGGTGCGGGAACAGGGCCAAGATCATGGCGAACCCCGAGGCCCTGGCCGTGGCGAATCGGAACTTCCTCCGCTTCTTCGACGAGGCGTACGCGAGGCATAAAACCAATGGCTGAAATAACCCCCAGCGGGATCATCGTCACCGGAGCCCCGACCGACGTCAAGGCCTCCGCCGTCGTGCCTGGGACCCGAGAGGTCCTGGAGAACATCTACAACGACTTCCTCGACGCCAAGCAGAAGGGCGATCTTTCCCTGGAGTGCACGTTCGACACCTGGATCAGGAACTCGATCGACATGCTCAAGAATCACCGGGCCCGGGAGATTCAGGAGCAGCACGTCATGGGCCAGATCGGCAGGGCCGAATTCGAGGCCCTCGACGAGTACCGGAAGAAGCTGGTGGCGGTGCTGGAGAAGTGCGATCCCCGAACCTGGGGCTTCGACCAGTACGGAATCCAGTACATCCAGCAGAGCGAGCGCTACCTCTTCAAGGAGAAGGTGGGGCGCAACGACGTGGTCGTGCCCGACAACCGGCCAGTCCACATCAGCACCGGCAACGAGCGCGGGATCATCAGGTGACCGATGCCGACCGATTTCTCGTTCGTCAAGCCCGAGGGTTGGGAGATGATGAAGCCCGACTTCGAGAAGGCGGAGAAGAAGTGGCTGGAGAAGGTCAAGAAGAAGGAGATCGATCAGGCGACGGCGGACAAGATCGTGAAGCTGATGTGGGACAAGTACGACCGATGGTCAAAGGGTAAGGGCCTGAAGAAGAAAGAGGACCAGACAGTGATACAGAGGCACGAGAAGCCTAAGCACAAGGAAGAGCGCCAGGCCATGGTCCGTGAGGCCAGGATAGGCCGGACTCAACTGGTGGACATCCTCAATGCGATCACTAATGGGACGGTAGACAATCCCAATGCCTTCGCTTATACCCTGCAACTCAATCAGATTGCCGATGCCGAGTTTTTCGACATGTTCTCCAGCGATGTCCAGACTTACCCCCAACTTTACCCAGATTCCTTGGTAAGCTATTTCCAGAATTTATTCAAGGAATGGGGTTTTGGCCCTGGCCTTGACAACTTGAAGAAGACGGCCATGAACAGGCAAGCTCGGGTCAACAGGCAGCAACTGGTTGAAATTCTGAACATGATAACCGGAGGCAATGGTCCGATATGGAATTCGGAAGATTTCCCTCGGGTTCTGGAGCAGAAGAGAATAAGCGAGGACGAGTTCTTCAACATTTTCGCCGAGGACGTAAAATCATTTCCCAATCTGTATCCCCGCCATTTCATTAACTATTTTCAGGACTTGTTCGAGGATTGGGGTTACGGTCCTGAAATGGAGCGCGTGAGGAAAGCCTATCGAGGGAACAACGGACCGAAACCTAACCCAATACCTTCCGGTGGTCCTGGGCGGGCCCCAGCTCAGGCCCCAGCTCAGGCCCCAGCTCAGGCCCCAGCTCAGGCCCCAGCCGCCGGTCCCGGGCAGGTTCCCGAGGCCCCGGCCCCCGGGCAGTACCCTACCGAGCCCCAGCCGTGGCCGCAGGGGATGCAGCCCCCGCGCAGCACCCAGGGCCAGGCCTACCGCTGGTACTTCCTCTTCCAGCTCCCGGGGGAGCAGCAGCAGCGCGCAGCCATCGCCGAGGGCGTCAGCCGCGAGGACATGTCCGGGTTCATCGCGCAGCAGCAGCGGGCTAAGGTCAAGATTTTCCAGGTAAAGCCGCTGGCCCGGTCCCAGGGCCAGGCCGCCGCCGGTCCCGGGGAGTCCGCGCCGAGACCCGAGGCCCCCGAGGGCAAGGCCCAGGCCGGTACGATCGAGACCCCGGACCCCGGGGACCCCCAGCAGTACACCTGGCTCATGCGCTACCAGACGAAGACCGGGCACGGCAGCCAGTCGGCGCCGGTAATGACCGGCAGGGAAGTCATGTCCTTGATGAAGCGCATGGAGCAGATGGGGGTTGAAATCGTCGAGCTGAGGAAGCTGAACATCGGTCAGGAGTCTTCTATGGAAGAGGTATCGATCCGCTTGGCCCAGGGCGACGGCAAGACGCCGGAGGATCAGTTCAGCTCCGGGACCCCGGTGATATTCACCGACGACGTCAACCTTGAGTTCTCATCTCTTTCCGCTCGGGGACCGGTCAAGAAGAACATGACCGGGCGCGTAAAGAAGGTCGACGACCAGAACTACACCATCGACATCGCCGGGCAGATGTACATCGTCCCTAAGATCGTGGCGGAGTCGGTCATGTCTGAGTTCAAGCCCGAGGTCGTGGTCGACGAGGGTGACTTGGAGGACGGGCAGCAGGAAGCACCCGCACCTTCGCCCGAGGCTGCTGCCGCCGCCGCTCCCGAAGCTGCTCCGGAGCCCCAGGATCAGGTGGAGATCGAGGAGCAGCCCCAGGCCCCGCAGGCCCCGGCGCCGGTGGGCGGCGCCCCCAAGACCGACCTGTCCAAGGCCCCGAAGCCGCAGGCCAAGCCCCAGCCAGTGGCGAGCGTGGATGACGGGAGTATCGTGGTTCTGGCCTCCGAGCTAGAGGACGGATCGATCACCAGCTTCGCCAGCACCTACGAGGAGCGCCCCGACCTCGGCGACATCACAGGCGCCCTCAGGGGCATGGTCGTCGTCGCAGCGTCGATGACCAACCGCGACGTCGCCGAAGCCTTCGCTAGGGGCGGGGAAAAGGCCAGGTCCAAGCACATGTTCATCGACGGAGACACCGTCTACTCCTACGGCACGCACTTCCCGATCGCGACCAGAGCCGATGACGGCACCATCTACTTCACGAGCAAGAACTACAGTGCCTCGACTTCGGTGCACAAGAGCCTGGTCCGGGAGGAGCTGTCGATCAAGGGACTCACCATTCAGGAGTCCTCCGTGACCCTGGGCGACAAGGTCGGGCCGCCGAACCCCGAGGACAAGGCCATGCAGGACAAGCGCGACGCCTCGGAGCAGCGCCGCCAGGAGCGCCGCCAGAAGCGGCAGGTCGGCAGGCCCTCGGAACCGGTGGCGGAGGAGTCCTACGCCCCGGGTCCGACCGCGCCCCAGACCGGCAAGGACGCGATCCCGGGTATGGGCCCGCTCATGAAGAGGCACACGGTCCCGGCGCCGCGCAAGGAGGAACCCTCCTACTTCAACATGGAGAAGGAGGTCCCGACGATGAAGCCCGGTCAGCAGCAGATCGTCCTGGATCGCCTGCTTGATCAGCTCTCCCAGGAGTCCGACCCCGAGAAGCGGAAGCAGATCGAGGAGAGGATCAGGTCGGTGCAAGCCTCGATCAGGGCGATGATGCTCCGGCGCGCCGAACTCATCGGGATCGACGAGCTTGAGCAGGAGGTCGCGGACAGGACCAAGGAGAAGTTCCATATCAAGGACGACGACGGCCCCATCAAGAACTTGCCGGTGAGCGAACCCTTCTCGCGGCAGAACACGAAGCCGCTCAACACCGCCTCGAAGTCCGAGGCCTTCGCCGACCTCCTGATGCTGATCGAGCGCGAGGCCCCGGGCGTCCCGTCCGAGATCGGGAGGAGACTCTACCGTGCAGACGGTGCTGTCACGCCCCACCATAGATAATAAAGGCCAAGGGCTTGAGCCCTCGGAGGTAGTTATGAAGAAGTCGGCTGAAGCCGATCCGAACGCTGAGCAGGACCGAGTCATACGCGAATGCCTAGGGAACGAAGAGAAGCTGAAGTCTCTCAACGACACGATGGCGAGGACGATCGCCACCGAGGTCTACGATTTATCCCTGGCCAGGGCCCTGCTGCTGCCGCACCTGTGCTACGGGGGCGGATACTCTCCCGTCTACCAGGAGACCGATGCCGGTCCCGTGGTGATGGTGGATTTGGTCAGGACCGAGGAGCGCGTGCTCCATTGCCGGGCCTTCAGGGACAGCCTCTGCGAGGAGGAGACGGTGAGGACCAGGCAGGATATCAGGTACCTGACGGTCAGGGGCAAGGCCAGACCCTCTTCCTTCACCCTGTCCTGCGTCTGCACCGCGAAGAGGACGGAACTCTGGCAGCGCCCCTACGCGACCGTGGAGCGCGCCCGGCAGCACCTGCTCCGCAGCCTGGCCCAGGACGAGACCAGGGTCATGCTCAGGGCCTTGGCCTGGGTCTGCTCCAGGTTCGGGACGCTGCGGTGGTGCGCTCGTCCCCAGGCCTCGCTGCTGCGGCTCCTGGGCGAGGCCGTCCAGCGCTCGGGGATGCACCGGAGCCCCGTGATCCTCTGCTCGCCCCTGGCCTTCGCCAGGATTCTGAATTTGAGGATCGCGCGCCTGGCTTCGGACCCGTCCCAGGACAGGCCGAGCCAGCCGATCGCGGCGATCGAAGTCGAGGGGCAGACGATACCGGTCTACGTAAACCAGTCGATCCCCAACCACCTCTTCTACGTCATCCCCAGCGGAGCCGCCCTCGGGCAGATGCCGATCTTCTCCGAGGTCAAGGTCGAGAACTACGACCGGAGGGAGCGGTTGATCAAGGGCTGGCAGCTGTGGCAGGGACAGGGCATGGTCTTCGTCAGGCCCCGGTCCACGAACGTGGTCTACTTCGGTTGGCGCGGCCTCTTGGCCGCCGTCAAGTCGCTTCTGGGATGGGGGAATAGTTGATGGACCCTAAGGACTTGATCACGACTTTGGAAAAGATTCGGGAGATTGCAACCAGCGCGGCTCCCAAGATCGCGGACTACAGCGCCAAGGATCAGGTGGATCGAATCGCGGGCCTAGCGGACTCCGCACTCAGTCGGAACCAGGCCTCGCCTGGGTCAGACGCACCCCAAGGAGGGTAATATGCCTCAGATCGGAACCCCGCAGACGAACATCCTCGAACCCATCGCCGGTGGATATCCGGCGACGACCCCGGCTGCCGCAGGCGAGTCCGCGCTTCTCCTCGGTCAGACCTTGGTCGACGACGCCAACCAAGAGACCGGGGGTCGGGACTCTTCCGACACCCAGCCGTGCCCCAAGCCCTACCGCGTGGCCGTGGTCCAACCCGACCTCCCCGCGATCAACACCGAGACCGGGACGATCGTGCCGACCCCGGCGGTAGACGCGAACGGGGACGAAATCTCCGAGTCCAACGTCGTGTTCTCGACGCTGACCACGGGCGGTCCCTACGACGTGTCCCAGCAGGGTCGCGCGCGCGCGGTAGAGGGCGGGATCAACTCCGGCTTGGTCGAGAACGAGACCGTCCCGGCTGCGCCGAAGACCGGCGGGCCCGGAACCGGATACGGCGCCTTCAGCGGCGGGACCCCCGCAGGCGTCGGCTCCGACGGCGCTGGCGACAGCCTCAGCTCCCAGGCCTCGTTCCCGGCCATCAATCGCAGCGGTTCCCGGAACAACGCCTCGATCAACGTCATCTCCCGCCCCGGCGACAACCAGGGCCCGCTGTTCCTCTTCTAAGGGGAATCGTAAAAATCCGTAAAGAATTGTAAAGGAGGAGCAGATGCCGCAGATCAACCCGTTCCCTAACCCCGACACCGGGGCCTACGGACTCCAGCAGGCCGCTGAGTTCCAGGCCCAGATCGAGAGCCGGGGCGGCGAGGAATCGCCCAACCCCCCGTCCACGAACCTGCCAGCGTCAGTCAGGCTCATGTCCGACGCCCCGCCGCCGATCCCGGCCACCGGAGTCGTGCCCTTCATGAACCCGGTGAACACGCCCAGGGTCGACGAGTCGCTGCGGACGGTGAACAACCTCCCCCCGACGATGAGCGTCAACCTCAGGGAGGACTTCATCAACGAGGCCGAGGGCGGCCACACGCCCCTGACCCCGAACATCATCGCCCGCGACGGTATGCAGGTGATGACCGACGGTCGCCCCGGAGGCCCGGAGGACAAGGTCCTGTCCGGACCCAACGCAGCGGGCAGCGGTCCGATCATCAACCCGCAGCAGCCGACGGTGGTGCCGCCGGTCGTGGCGCCTCCCGCGCCCCTGGACGACCTGAGCTAGGATGCCCCGGGCAGGCGCAGACGAGAGGGACTTCGTCGCCCTCGCGCACTGGTTCGTGCGCGAGGTCGGTCCGCGTCTGTCTGCCTGGGTCGACGGCGAGGGCGTCAGGGTAGAGACCCGGGCCTTGCAGGCTCGGGCCAACCGCGCCCGAGCCATCGGTGAGGTCGACGACCACGTCCACACCTTCCTGATCATGAGCACGGCCCAGGCCCTGCGCTGGTGCTGGGCCGAGGGTCTGGGCGTCTCTGGTCGGGCCTGGGTCAAGCCCGACGGCGAGGTCGTGCAGGCGCCGAACGGACACGTCCAGTGGGTGACCGAGAACATGGACAACCTCATCGCCCAGGGCCTGGCCCCGCAGGACCCGGCGAAGAGGACTCCGCAGGCCACGTCCATCAGCCTGATGATGGATCAGGGCTGGGTCAGGTACTCGGGCGGGCAGATCACGAGCCCGAAGGGGATGCCGAGCGCGGCGCAGGTCGCGGCCCTGGATGGCCTGATCAAGCAGGTGGGGGCCCCTGCCGGGTTCAGCATCGACCTGCTGATCGGGAAGCAGTTCCTGTCCGTCCCCGCGTCCGAGGTCGAGGCCCAGGGCCTGGAGGCCGTCCTCTCCAGGATCGGGACCGAGCACCGCGCGGACATGGGCGGGGGCACCGACGGACCCCAGCAGCAGGGCGACGGCTGCGACGTCGGCCACAACTTCATGGAGACGGTCCAGGACGGATCGACCGCGCCGTTCGAGCGCTCCTACCGCTACATGAAGCAGGACTGGCAGCCCGAGGTCTGGTGGTCGAGGCAGCTCCTGGACTACCTCAGCCACAATTTCCCGGGGAAGAAGGACGTCAGCGGTCCCGAGCCCGACGCGGGCTCGATCCCGAGCGCCACCGGCCCCGGGCAGCAGTTCGCGTCTGCGGTAAAGACCGTGCTCACGGCCATGGAGCGCGAGGCCGACGCCACCGACCCCTCGGACACCGACGGCCAGCACGATCAGCTGAACGAGGACTCAACCTCCACCCACCTCCTGGACCCGGCTTCCGTCCTCTACAAGAAGCAGCGGGGCCTCGGCGCGCCGATGGGAGACCCCGGAGGTGGCGGCGACGGGGAGATGCGCACGCGCCTCGGCCAGCGCTGGTTCCGGCGGAAGTCGGACAAGGCCCTGGAGCAGCAGATCATCCAAATGGAGAAGGACCACCTGGAGCCCCAGCAGATCACCCGGGAACTCCGCGAGGACGGTGTCCCGACCCAAGTGATAGATGAGACGTACGATAACCGGGACAAGAATCTGGTCAAGGTAGTGGAGGTCACGATATGATGGGCGACAAATTTTGGTCTGAACTCCGGGCGACGATCGCCGGTCTAAACAAGAAGCCGATGGTGAAGACTGCGTCGGCCAAGGACCCAAACCGCGTGGCCGTCGCCGAGGCCAAGGCCTCCGGGTTCTTTGTCAAGGCCAAGGCCATGGGCTGGGGCCTGTACCAGGTCGAGGAACTGGACGGCGGCCTCGGCTCGATCTGGCACGTGGAGAAGGACGCGGCGACGGGTGAGCAGTTCCTGGTGAAGCAGGTGGACCCCGTCGGCGACATCGTGCGCCGGGTCAAGACCGCTGCGGCGGGGACCGTGAAGGTCGCCGCCGTACCCGCCGACACCTGCGAGTGCGGGTGCCGGAAGTCAGAGCACAAGGTGGTCTACAACGAGGAGACTGATCGCGAAGAGGTCTGCGGTAAGAGCGCGTGCAAGGAGTGCCTGTGCCGTGGCTACCGCTTCTGGCTGACCAGGAACCACCACGGCGCCGGGTTCTGGGACGGCGATTACCCCAAGGAGATCGGGGAGGCCCTGACCAAGCTCTCGCACGAGTTCGGGGAGACGGACGCGTACGTCGGAGACGACGGAAAACTGCACCTATTATAAGGGACCAGGAGAACAGACCATGAGCGCAGACAAGATTTTCCCCGCAGGCTCGGGCAAGGGTCAGGAGACGGACATGGACAAGCTCGCCCAGGGCATCAGGGCGGCCAAGGCCGCCACCTCCTCCTGGATCGACGACGTTCAGGATCGGATCGCCGAGACCGGTCGCCGCATCATCGCGGCCCGGGATCACGTGAAGATGGCCTCGGCCCCGCAGCGGACGAGCCCCCTCCCCAACAACCAGATGTACGCGGTCGACAGGATCGATCAGGGCAAAGGCGGGCCCCGGGACCTGAGTCAGATCGCGGCCCAGGACAAGGACCGCCAGGTCAACAACATCGTGGCCAGGGCCCGCGAACTCCTCCAGAAGAAGATCGCGGAGGTCCCGCTCAACGGCGCCGACGTCTACCTCACGAGGACGGACATCAGCCGCTGGGACGACCACACCGGGACCCCCCAGACGGGGAGGATCGCGTTTCAGATTCCGTTCAGCACCCCGAGCGGCGGCCCCAGGACGATCTACGCCAACGTCGACATCGTCCTCGGGGACCCGATGGAGCCCCGCTACTTCAGCGACGGCCTCAACCACCACTACGCCTTCGACAAGTCGGGCCTGAGCGAGATGCTCCAGGGCTCGATGTTCGACGTCGTCCAGACCCCGCACGTGGTCCCCGAGCAGAAGTTCACGGGGCCGGAGTTCCACTCCCCCGACGGAATCCCCGGGCAGGTCGCTGCGGTCGACGGCCCCAGGATCGTGCGCGCGAACCGGGACATGACGCGGCAGGCGGGCGTCCCAGAGAAGCCCCGCTACGTCGCCGAGGGCATGGTCAGGGCCATCTCCAAGGAAGCGATGGAGATCGCGGCGCCGCTGAGCCCGAGTCAGGTCCAGGACATCAAGACCAAGCCCGCAGCGCCACCCCCGCGCCAGCCCTCCCACGCCCTCTCCAACTACCCGACCGGCGCCGAGTCCAACACCGGCTACCCCGAGGGAGATCAGGCCCCGGGCAAGTCCACGCTCGCCTCCCGCGTCGTGGTCTCGGCCTCAGGCATGAGCCAGGTCGTGGAAGACCTGAAGCTCATGGACATGCGCATGGTCAGCTTCCGGGACCTGATCCAGCTCCTGAAGCAGCACGGGAGCATGGCCTCCGTCGACTTCGAGGGCGCGGCCAAGACCTTGGCCAAGGACGGGATCGTCCTGTACCAGGCCGCGTCCAAGGCCGACGCCTCCCTGGGCCGCCGCGTCGCCCGCGCCCACGCGCAGCGGCTCGCCGCACCCGTGGCCGAGCCCCAGGAGAAGAGCGAACTCCCGACCAAGCCCGAGCAGGAACCCGGGGCCAAGCCCCAGGATCAGGTCCCGCCCGAGCCCCCGGCTGAGCAGCCGCAGCAGCCGCAGGCCCCCCAGCAGCCCGCGCCGCAGGGCCAAGCCGAGATCGCGCCCCCCAACGGCATGGATACGGTCGAGTTCAAGGAGTGGAACCGGCTGATGGACGAGTGGCGCAACGAGAAGGCGACGATGAACGAGCGCGAGGAGAACAACGTCAAGAACGGGCTCTCCCCCGAGACCGGCATCGACTACACCAACCTCCAACTGGTCATGGACAAGATCAGGTCGATGCAGTCCTCGGTCCAGGGCCGCGCGACCCAGGACCTCCAGGAGGCCCCGGCGGACCTCGCCGCAGCCCCGAAGACCAAGCCCATGCCCGGCGCGGGCGGGGGACCGGCGCCGAAGGACATGGCCGGGGCCCCGGCGGAGCAGACCCTGATCCCGGAGAAGGGGCAGGGCCTGGCCGCCGATAAGCGCCCGATCAGGACCGCTCTGGATCAGGCCCTGGACATGAAGGAGCAGGGCACGACCATCCTCGATGGGGTCGAGACCGTGGCCGCGAACACCGCGAACGTCGACGCCGCGACCGGGGGTGGGACTGCGTTGCCGAAGACGGCGGACATGGCGTCCCGTCCCCCATTGGGCGGCAAGGACTTCGACCTCACGGGCATGATCATGGCCTTCGAGGACGGGTCCCTGGATGACGCCGGGATCATCAAGCTCTTCCAGCACCTGGTCGACACCGGCATGGCCTGGACCCTCCAGGGCTCCTACGGCAGGGCCGCCCAGTCCCTGATCGAGCGGGGCCTGGTCACCCCGCCTGGGCAAGCTCAGAAGACCGAGGAGATGGACCCCCTCCTGAAGCGGAAGTTCAAGATTGGTCCCGGCGGGCAGTCGGTCTGCAAGCACTGCGGCCAAAAAATCTATGACCGCGTTGAGGAATCGGGTGGGGAGTCCCCGTCTTGGGCTACGGTCGATGGCGACTTCGGCTGCGACGATAGCCCGGAATCCACCGAGGAGGGTTGCGGCGGCCACGTGTCAGTGGACGGGCGCGTCGGCTCCGCCCGGGGGCGCCGGGTCACCGCTGCGGGCGGCAAGGACTTCGACCTCACGGGCATGATCATGGCCTTCGAGGACGGGTCCCTGGATGACGCCGGGATCATCAAGCTCTTCCAGCACCTGGTCGACACCGGCATGGCCTGGACCCTCCAGGGCTCCTATGGCCGCGCGGCACAGTCCCTGATCGAGCAGGGATTGATCCATGTGCCGGTTGAGAGCCAGCCCAATGCCTACGGAGACATCGTCCCCGGGACAGACACCGGTAAAACATGCCAGCTCTGCAACGGGGCCCCTCTGAAGAGGACCCCCGGCGGTGACTGGGCTTGTCCGAAGTGCGAGAAGGACATGTTCATGAGTGGGGACGAGATGAGGGCTGCGGTCAAGAGCGTTATGTCTAAGTTCGCCGTCTACGAGGTTGACGACGAGGCCAAGACCCAGATGTCGGCCATGGGCAAGGACCCGGCGAACCCCCAGCATGTCAAGGAGTTCATGGACACGTACAAGAAGACGGCGGGCGTCCGCAGCCAGAAGTTCCCGGAGGTGTGCAAGAACTGCAAGCACCTCATGGTCCCCGTGGGCTACTCCGTGCTCAAAGAGTTCAAGCACGAGCGCCTGCCGATCTGCGGCGCGGCGCAGGCAGACGGCGTCGGCTTCCGCTGGGCCCACTTCCGGGACTGCGCTGGCTACGACCCGATCGCCAAGGACGTGGAGCAGAAGGTCGACGTCAATGCTCCGGCGTCCGAGCAGAAACCCGCCGATGAGAAGAAGGTGGTCAAGCCCATCAACGAGAGGCGCGCGGACGGCAAGCGCGTCGCGGTGGCACCCCCGGGCCTGGAGCACGTGGTCAAGGAGCTGAAGAAGGACCCGGGCGTGGACAACCCCTTCGCCGTGGCCTGGTCCATCAAGGACAAGCAGGAGGGGAAGAAGCCGGAGAAGAAGGCGGCCTCCGATGGTCACGAGTGGGAAGTGGACTGCCCCAAATGCGGAAAGTTCACCCAGGTTCAGAAGGGTGATCCCACGATCTGCCCCAAGTGCGGGGAGAAGGACATTGACACCGTGAAGAAGACCGCAGCTGCCCTCCCCTCCGCCGACCCCAAGTCCGTGAAGGAGAAGGTCAGCCCCACCGGCTACGGCCTGGACATCCGGGAGTGGTGCAAGTCCCACAACCACTACGCCCCCGTCGGAGAGGTTCACCCCACGCACGACTGGTGCACGCTCTGGAACACGGCGGTGGAGAACCTGGTGATGCTGCCGAGCGGGGCCGTCGTCCCCAAGAGCATGGCGGGGATGTCCTCCGAGCCCCACGGCGAGGGCGGACCCCGGCAGTTCGGTCGGGACATGGATCAGAGCGGGTGAAGATGGACGAGAACTATCGGACGCGGATCAGCCACCAGCCCGACTGGCTCATAGACGGGCTGGTGAAGTCCGCCGTCTTCGCCGACGAGTCCAGGGACGAACCCATGTTCAAGACCGAGGTCTCCTGGAACCAGCTGAAGACCCAGGTCCAGAGCCTCCTGGTCCGCAGCGGCCTCAACCTCACCAAGCGCGAAATCGGGGTCGCCACCTACTGGCTCACGGAGAGGATCGCGGGCTACGTAAGCGAGCAAGACACGAAGGAGACGTTGACTGAGACCATGCAGAACCTGGTCTCGCAGTACATCGTCGATAAGTCCCTCCAGCGCACCACCGGCGTGAGCGAGCGCAGTCCCATCCACACCCGGGAGTGGTATGACAAGAACTACGGCCAGGCTCCGGGCATGGACAAGGACGCGGCGGCGGACGACGACGATTCCGGGCCCGAACTCTCCGACGACTCCGAGCCCCAGGTCTTCGTCGGCATCGACGGCGACAACATCGGGAGCCTGGTCGAGGAGACGCTGCTCACCGACGACCCCGAGGCCGCATCCGCGATCTCGCGCTCGATCCACGACGCCCACGACGAGATCGGGGACGTGGTCAAGGAGCACGGCGGTCGCCTGATCTTCGATGGCGGCGACAACATGCTCTTCACCCTGCCCCTGGACATTGACACGATCGAGGGAATCCGTAGAATATATAGGGACAAGACGGGGCACAGCGCTACGGTCGGAATCGGCAAGCGGCCCATCGAGGCCCACTTCGCCCTGGTCGTGGGCAAGAACACGGGCAAGGACAAGATCGTCGTCTTCGGTCAGGAAGTGCTGGACGAGTACGAGGCCATCCACGAAGAGCAAGAGGAGGCGGCGCCCCTGTTCCAGAAGCTGAAGTACCGGGCCAGTGTCAGCGCCGGAGCCAGCGGGGTCGAGGGCGTGGTCGACCGCGCGTTCTGGGACCTCGGCGTCGCCCGCGTCCTCCGCGCGGTCCTGGGCAAGATCGGTCTCCCGGTTAACGACGAGTCCGTGTACGACACCTTCATACGCCTGGTCCACGCCCACGGCCTGGACAGCGTCGCCTCCATCCACCGCTTCTTCACCATGGGCTTCGACGCCCTGGAGAACGCCGTCCGCACCGTGCGCGGCGGTCCCGAGCCCACGGTCACTGCCGGGGTCAAGTTCATGGCTCTGGCCGCCGTCCCGACCTCGGAGCCCCAGCACTTCCCGGGGCAGTCGGTGCCCCCCCTCGGCCAGACCCGGAAGTCGCCGCACCCGAGGAAGGACTGGCTCACTATCGACGACTATAACAAGGACCAGGTCGACGTCTCGAAGACGGACGTGAGCTACGTCGGCGGAAACGTGCCCAAGGACAGCCAGATGATGTGCGGCGGAGACCAGGGCGACCCGATATACGTTCCATAGAGAGGAGAACCAAGATGATCACCCCCTACCAAAACCCCGAAGGCCGCGACGACAAGGCCAGCAGCTTCTGGCATACCCTCGCCAACAAGCTGGGGCTCCGGGCTCCGAATCTCAAGCAGGCCTCCGCCGATGACCTCCGGGTCCAGCGCCTCTCCGACGGCATCCAGACTCAGGGCAAGGCCCCGATCCGGCAGGGCATGGTCAAGGTCGCGGGACTGACCAAGGTCTCGGCGCCGCAGCACCTGGCCGAGTCCGTGTTCGACCGCATCATCGACATGCACCGCCGCGCCGAGGCCCAGCTGAGCCAGGCCGAGCGCGTCAAGGCCGTGGACTTCCTCAGCCGGATCGCGGACCAGGCCGAGGGCGTCAAGGGCTCGGTCGGCGCCTGCGGAGGCGACCAGAAGGTCGCGGACCTCTGCGGCGAGATCACGGCCAAGGCCGACGCCGTGATCGGTGCCGTGACGCAGCTGAGGGATAAGGCCTCGGACATGTCCGTGGCCCAGGCCGAGGCCATCTCCAACGCCTTCCTCCTGATCAACGACGCCGCCAACTACCTCGGGAAGAAGGGGGCGGTCGAGCCCGCCTCGTCCCCGGCCATGCCCGAGATCGAACTCATGGACGGCGGCCTCCCGGAGATGCCGCCCTCGGAGGAGACCCCGAGCCCGGCGTCGGCGATCGCGGGGCACATCCCGGCCATGGTCCGCAAGGCCATGGACGAGGCCTACGACGACATGCGCTGCGTCCACACGAAGATGCTCCTGATCGAGTCCATGCTCAACGAGATCATCGCCGACCTCAACGTCAACACGATGATGACCCCGGGGATGCCCGGGGACGGGATGCCCCCGACCACGGAGCTTCCGGGTCCGGACACCCCGGAGGCCATGCGCGAGGAGTCGGAGGAGCAGGCGGCGGCGAAGGGCGCCGAGGCCGGTCTGGACGGGACGGTGAAGACCGCCGCCTCCGGCGACCCCGGCGACTCCGAGCCCGGCAACTCGATCTACAAGGACATCAACAAGTGCCGGGACTGCGTCTGGTTCGAGTCCGACGTCACGCACGAGACCTACCGCGACAAGTGCAGGGGCTGCGAGCACGCCAAGCTCGGCGGCATCGCCAACCACTGGTGGCCCAAGGCCCAGCAGATGGTGATCTGGGCGCCCCAGTACGAGGGCGAGTCCGAGCACGTCCGGCTCTCGGTCAGAGACACGCTGACCCTGCGCCAGGCACAGCCGGATCGGGCGCAGTCGATCGCGCGCGAGATCGTGGCGGAGTTCGGAGACAAGAACCTGTGCAGAGAATGTGGTCATGATCTGGGGTGGCATACCGAGAAGGCTCGCAGAGACAGAGTTCCATATATAGCAGGGCCTGAGGGATCATGCGCATATCAGGACCCGAGTCTGAAATATGGCACTTGTCCGTGCGATAAATTTGTGCCATACCAAGTGTCGGCTATGGCCTTGGGCCACTCCTTCATCGAAGCCTTCCGCCACCCCCTGATCGCCAGCCAGATGGGGACGATGGCGCGCGCTGTCACCTCCGAGATCGAGAGCCTGACCGGGATCACGATGGCGAGACCCTCGAAGGACGGAAACCTCATCATCGCCTACCCCGTGGACGGACTGTCCCAGGAGGCCAAGGGCGAGCGCGCGAAGATCAAGGAACTTCGGCACCAGCTCGACTCGGAGAAGGACCCGGTCAAGATCAAGCAGCTCCACGACGCGATCGAGGCCCTACACGAGCGCGTGGACAAGGACAAGGAGCGCAAGCAGAAGCGGCGCGAGGACCGGGAAGAGCGGAAGAAGACGCAGCAGGAGGAGCAGGACAAGCAGCACGCGAATATCCCGGCGAAGACCGAGGCCAGTCTCAGCGGCAGCCTCTGCCTGGCAGACGCGATGTGGCCGTCGGACAGCCCCGAGCTGGGGGCTGGCGAGGCGTTCTCGGTCTGCCATAAGTGCGGCCAGGAGCACGCCCTGGACACCCCTTGCACTCCCGAGACCCCGGAGGAGCGCGTCAAGCGCATCGTCGGCCCCGGGCCGGGGAAGCAGGTGGCGACCATGGACGTGCCCCCCGGAGGGGCGGACGTCGCGGTCACCAGCGTCAACGGGATGCCCCAGGCGAGCGCTGGCGTGGTCGGAACCCTCACTTCCAGGGGGTCGCTTTGACCACGTCGCCGATGTCCGGGGCCCGGACTCCGGAATTGGCGGCCAGGGTCCGGAGAATCTCAACCTTGTTGAAGTCGATCAACCGCTCGATCAGAAGAACCAGAAGGATGGTCCGGGCCTTCGTGGACCTATCCGCCCGCGCCAGCGCGTGCGCTTCCGCCCTCCGCAGGGCCTCGAAGGTCAAGAGCCCGAGTTCTTCGAGGGCCCGGCGGGCTACCGCAACGTCGAGAAGGGGTACGGGACGGAGAATCAGCCTGACACCGGGTCCCCATCCTCGATCATGCTCGCGAACCGGAAGAGACGTCGAACGCTGGTAGAGGAGACGATGCCTAACGCGGTGAAGGAGGGGGACCCCCAGGAAGAGGGGCAGACCACGACGGGGAACCCCGGAGACGCGATACAGCAGAGTTTTTACGACATGCAGGCGAGGTAAAATATCTCTATGGCTGACGCCAACGACAAGACCGCGAGCGTGCCCGCCCCTGAAGGGTCGGGTCTCGTCACGTCCAACTTGGACGCCGAGTTCAAGATGATCAAGAACGCGGTGAGCCCGGGGCTGACCGGCAGCGCCCTCGTGGACATTCCCCGCGCGCGCATGAAGAAGATGGCGTCGCAGTTCGGGAACATGAGGCCGGGCCTACACCGGCAGGCGCCGTCGTTCTACCACCCTCTGTTCGAGGCGCTGAACCTACAGCTTCCGACGAAGACACGGGAAATTGACCAGTGGGCGAGACATTTTTATAAAACGGATGGCTATGTCGGGACCGTGATAGATATGCACTGCTTCGCCGCCGGTTCCGCAGTGTATACGATGAACGACGTCGTGAACATTGAGGACGTGAAAGAGGGCGATTCGGTACCTGGTTTGGACGGCAGGGCCAAGGTTGTCAAGCACGCGGAGTCCCACCACTACGACGGGACTCTCTACACCGTGAAGCCATTCTGTCTACCTGAGTTGAAGGTCACCCACAACGAAGGGCTATGGGTCGTGCACGGTCGCTATATGGACCACATGCCGCGTTTGGACAAGTGCGGCAAGATCAGGAACGACTGCGGGAGATGGATGCCGGACGGGGGACCATCCTGGGTTAGGGCCGAGGATGTCAGGCCCGGAGACTATCTGTTCTTCCCCAAGCGAATTCCTACCAATAAGGCGGTGGAGTTCGACCTCTCCAAGTTTATTCGGGAGCGCTCGGTCAAATATGACATGACCATACGCAATCAGACAGGGGTAGGTTTCCCTCAAACCGATAGGTCTCACAAGGTGAGCCTGATGGAGGTCCAGGGCGACACGATCTTGTCTATAAAATCAGGGTCCAGGATACCTCGTAAGGTGATCGCCGATGACGATCTCTGCGAGTTGGGAGGGTGGTGGGCCGCCGAGGGCTACTCCGACGGTGGCGCGATTTATTTCTGCCTAGGTACCCACGAGCCCAATAATATCGCCAGGGTCTCGGAATTGATCCGAAAGGTTTTTAAGATGGAGCCGAAGGTCATGATCACCAAGGAGACCCACGGCGCGAAGGTCTATGTCTGTTCGCGTCTCCTGTCCAAGTGGTTCTGCTCGGAATTTGGACTCGGGGCACAGAACAAGCGAGTGCCTCAGTGGATCATGGATGGGGAATCGTCCTGGATGAGGAAATTTTTGATCGGATACCTCAATGGGGACGGCTGCATGGCCGATGAATTCTGCGTTAAGTCCAACACGGTGTCGCGGACTCTCGCCTACCAAATGGAGGTCCTGGCCGCGCGGCTGGGTTTTCTGTTCTCCATTAAGACCATCACCTCCAGGAAAGACGGGCAGAAGAGAAAGCCTATCTATTACATGCGCGCATCCAAGACCGAGGTGCTCCCCAAGGTCTACGGAATCGCGCATGAGTCTGCTCGATCCCCTAGGAAGACGTATCATGAGGCCCCCGGAGGATTCCTGGTCAAGGTCAGGGATGTCCGGAAGAAAAAGTTCTCCGGAACCGTCTACGACATAACTACCGAAGACGGATCGTTCTGCGCCCCGATCGTGGTCCACAATTCGGACCTCCCGATGACCGGAGCCCACCTGGTCTGCGACGACGAGAAGGTGAAACTCTTCTTCGAGATTCTGTTCTTCGACGTGATCAAGGGCCTCAACCTTATCGGCGACGTCAGCCACGAGTGGTGGAAGCTGGGCAACGTCTTCCCCTTCGGGGAGTGGGACGACGACCGTGGCATCTGGACAGGCTTCAACCTCCTCAACCCCGACTTCGTCGAGGTCGAGAAGTCATCCCTGGTCGGTGAGCCGATCCTCAAGCTCGACCCCGACGACAACCTCAAGCGGATCGTCGCCAGCCGCCAGCCCAAGGAACTCTACGAGGCCCTGGCCAAGATCGAGAACGGGCAGCTGGTCAACCTCGTCGCGCGCGGCGAGAAGATACCCCTGAACAAGTTCCGGGTCAGCCACCTCGCCTACAAGATGAGCCCGTACGAGAGCGTGGGGACCCCGATCATGTTCCGGGCCTTCAAGCCCCTGATCTTCAAGGACCTGGTGCGCCGGGTCCAGCAGGCGGTGTACGAGCGCCACATCACCCCGATCAAGCTCGTGAAGGTCGGCACTGACACCATGCCCGCGAACCCGCAGGCCGTGACGCAGGTGCGCGAGGCCTTCGACGAGCTGAGCCAGGACCTGAGCGCCTGGTTCGTCTACCACCACGCGATCTCGGTCGAGTACGTGTCCAGCGCCGGGAAGATTCACCCCTTCGACCAGGAGTCGAAGTGGATCAGGGAGGAGATCATGGCCGCGCTCATGGGCTCCGAGGCCATGATCGGCGGCACCGGCCCGAACTTTGCCGCCGGGTCGATCGGCCTCCAGGTCCTGATCAACCGCTACATGCGCTGCCAGGAGATGCTGGCGCGCTGGATCAAGGACACGATCTTCCGGCCCGTGGCCATCGCCCAGGACTTCCGGCGCCGCAACGAACTCGGGGAGGACGAGTACATCGTCCCCGACATCGAGTTCGAGTTCATGAAGCTCAAGGACGACGTCCAGATGAAGGGCCTGATGAAGGAGATGGCCAAAACCGGCCTGATCTCGAAGCAAACCTTCTACACGTACTTGGGCCTGGACTACCGCAAGGAGAAGCGCCAGATCGAGCGGGAGAGGGCCGAGGAGAAGAAGGCCGCGATGCAGGGGATGAAGCCCGGAGGCAAGCCCGGGGCGGGCGGCGCCGGGGCCCCTCCGCCCATGGGCGGTGGTGGCGGCGGGGACAGCGGCGGCGGTGAGGGACCGGTCCCCGGCGAGGGCGAGACTGCGGCCACGGTCCCGACCCCGGGCACGCCCATGCCTGCGGCGGAGACCATACCTGGCGCGGGCGCCGGTCAGGGACTCCCGGAGGCGGCATGAGCTTCGACCCCAAGAACTACCGTGGCGCGGGAGACCGCAAGGACGTGCGCACCGGCTCCCCAGAGGACGTGGCCCTGCGCCCCGGCCTCATGTCGGAGAAGACCCACCTCCCCGACCTCGACTACCGCAAGCTCCAGATGGCGTCCTTGGGCCGCATGGCCAAGGCCAAGACCGCCAAGGCCCCGGCGGACCACGCCGCAGGACAGCGGTATCAGGCCCTGGTCAACTACCTGAGCCAGCGCGGGTCCCAGGTCGACGCCGCAGAGGTTGACCGCAGGATGCGGACCTGGTTCGAGGACCTGATCAACCGCGTGCTCCAGGACCCGGCGGCCTGGGACGTGGAGAAGATTCTGGACGGCAAGGCCCTGATGGACTACCTCTCCGGGGTCAAGGGCGGGCAGGAGCAGCCCCCGCAGCAGGAACCCCCAGCCAAGTGAACCCGATCATCTACCCGCACAGGGCAGTCGAGCGCGCGCCGATCCGGCTCGCGCTCCCCGAGTCCGTGCTGGTCCGGAAGCTGGCGACCGCCCGCGACGACATGAGCGCGTTCGTGCTCCAGGACTTCCTCAAGGCCGGTTTCCGCGAGGTGGAGTGGCGCTACGGCTTCGAGCCCTGGCAGAATGAGAAGCTCTGGCAGGAGATGGGTAGCGTCTGTCCCGTGTGCTTCGCCCTGGACGGCCAGCGCTTCAAGATCGACTGGCTGCTCCAGAACATGACGCACAACGCGCCGAAGTACACGATGAGCCACGTCAACTGTTTGCCCCCGGGGACGGAGATCATGATGTCGGATGGTTCTGTTCGCTTGATAGAGAGCATCAGGAAAGGGGACGCGGTCCTTGGGCATGACGGAGAGGCCCACCTCGTGACGGGGACGACGAAGAGGAAATACGTGGGCGACCTGGTCAGCCTATTGTCGTGGGGCGGAAAGGAACTATTGCTGACACCGAACCATCGCGTCTACGCTCAGAAGGGCCACTTGAAGTACGCTAATTCCGGCGGGACTGTGTTCTCGGATTGGGATTTTGTCCCAGCCGATGACCTCGAAGCAGGCGTTCGGAGAAAAAGGGGTGTATCCGACAAGGTCTATTTCCCAACGGTGTCAGGAAATTCTGGGTGCGATCTAACGGACGAGCAGGTGGAACTATTTGGGTACTGGATGGCCGAGGGTTGCACGAGGCTCAACAGGGGCACCGGAGAGAGGATAGCCCTGATCTTCACCATAGGCCAGCATGAGATGGATTTCGCGAATAGGATAGGGGCTCTGTGTTCCCGCCTGGAGCAAGATAGCCATCTCTCGATCAGGAAGAACGGGCACGCCACGGTGGTCTACTGGTCATCTAAAAAATGGACCAAGATATTCATGGGACTGGGCGGGCTCGGCGCGCGTGAAAAGAAGATGGCACCCGAGGCCATGAGGTGGCCCATCGATAAACAGAGAATTTTTCTCAACGCCTTCATTCGGGGAGACGGGCACATATCCAACCGGAATTTCTCGGACAAATATCTCGGGAGGACCCAGAGGATATACATCACCACTCACTCCAAGCAGTTGGCGAACCAACTGTACGTGATGCTGGATCGCCTGCACGTCCCGGTGTTAATGAACGAGACCATGACCCCCACCGGACCTCAGGATCGCTTGGCCGGATCAACTAAAAAGTTCCCCCACTATCTGATCCACTTCAACAGGTGGTCGTGGGACCGGGTCGGTAAGCCCCCGCACACCAACTCCAGAGTCCTGGTCGCGGCCAACAGCGTGGTCTCAATGCTTAGGTCAGTGGGCAGGGTTCCGTATTCTGGCATGGTCCACAATATCTCCGTCGCGGGGTCGCAGAGTTACATCGCCAACAGGATCGCGGTGCACAACTGCGAGTGCCGCCTCTTCCGGATCAACCGGACCGAGGAGATGCTGGACTTCTCGGAGAAGGTCACGGTCGCCCCCGGCGACATCGACCCCGGCCTGACCGAGGCGCCGGTGGACCTCGGAGACGTCCCGGAGGGCCAGCGCCCCGGCCTGGGCCTGCCCGAGCAGGAGAACCAGTGGACGGACATCGAGTGGAAGTGGGACCCGAAGCGCAACGAGTTCGTCCCGCTCAAGACCTTCATGGAGGGAGAGACCAGCCCCTGGCTCCTGGACCAGGACACCGGCGAGTTCGTGCCCCACGAGGAGTGGGTTAAGCGCCACGGTCTGCAATGATATGAGCATGATCAAGCAAGGAGCACCGAAGGAGTCAAAGGTACTGGGCTTCGATCCGGCGGCGGGCTGGGTCGACCCCAAGTCCAAGGCCCAGCCTATGATCCCAGAACTGAACGTCTCGTGCCCGAACTGCCGCGTCCTGGCCCAGGCCAGCGCCGACGGCACCGTCTTCTGCCCGAAGTGCGGGATGATCATAAATCCCAGCAGCACCAACGAGAGGAAACCCCTATGAACCAGATCGCGCTCCCCAGCGGCGGTTGGCTGAAGTACGCGTCCTTCGGCGGCAAGGTCGTGGAGCGCGCCGACGGCTCCTGCCCCGAGTGCGCCCTCTTCCGGACGGCGGGCGTTGTCCGGCCCCGGTGCGAGCACCACTTCGTGGAGCGCACCGCTTTCGGTCTGAAGATCGCCGAGGCCCCGCAGAAGTACGCGGCCCTGCTCGACGACTACAAGAAGGCGATCAACGTCCAGCGCGTGGCCCCGATGAACCCCGAGTTCAGCTTCTACCGGGTCATGGGCCTGCACGGGGACTGGCCGAACACGAACGGCGACCTCTTCCGCTGGGGCTCCAAGGACGACGCCAACGAGCCCGAACTCCTGCGCCTGATCCGAGAGGGCAGTATGGTGGGGAAGAGCGTGTACCAGACCTTCGTCGGGAAAGGCAACTATAAGGACCACAACAACTCCAAGGTCGCTGACGCCGTCGGCATCATCCTCGACGCGGTACCGAACCATCGGGTTAAGGGCGTCGAACTCCTGCTCGCCGTGGACCGGACCAAGGACCCGATGCTGGTCCGGGGCATCGACAGCGGATACATCACAGACGTATCGATGGGCGCCGTCCACCCCGAATCCCTCGTTCTCTTGGCCTCCGGGGAGACCGTGATGGCCGGGCACATGATCCCCGGGGTCGAGGTCGTCACCCACTGCGGTCGCCCCAAGATCGTCAAGGCGGTGCAGGTCTCCCAGATCGAGGGCACCGTCGTCTCGATCAAGGCCGAGGGCCTCACCGCCACGGTCTTCACGGGGGACCACCCCATCTGGTCCATCTCGGCCCAGAGAAGGAAAGAGCAGAACATGTGGCGCTCCCGCATGAGCCACCAGCGCCACTTGAAGCGGATGGAGGAATCGGGGTACGAGCGCCAAAGGAATAGGACCGCTCTCTTGGAGCCCCGCGAAGTTTCCCCGAATTTCGTCTCTGCCGCAGACATAAAGGTGGGCGACTACGTGGGCATCCCCTTCCCCACCGAGGTGAAGCCCAGCACCTTCTCCAACAAGGATTTCGCGCGCCTCCTGGGCTACTACATCTCCGAGGGCTGGATCATCACCCAGGACGGGAAGATGTCCGGGGTGGGGTTCGCCCTCAACATCAATGAGGGGAAGATCGCCGAGGAGATCGCCAACCTCTGCAAGAAGGTCATGGGCAAAGAGGCCCACGCCAGAGTCTGCGAGGAACGGAACGGCCTCTACCTGGAGGTCCACGATCGCGTTTGGCCCAAGGTCTTCACGGACCATGCGGGCCGGGGCGCCAAGACCAAGTCACTGTCCAACGAGGTCACCCTCTGGGACCCCTCCGTCCAGATGGAGATGCTCGGAGCCATGATCAATGGCGACGGCTTCCAGACCAAGACGGGGATGGTCTATTACTCAACCTCCTCCGAGGTCCTAGCGCGTCAGGCCCAGTCCATCTTCGCGCGCTGCGGGATCATCGCGAACATCCAGGTCTTGAAGCACAAGCCCTCCAAGAACTCCGTCGTGAGGAAGGACACCGTGGAGTTCCAGGTCGCCGTGGGATGCACCTATTCCCAGAAGCTCTCTTCGGTCTCTAAGGTTTCCATAGTGGAGCCCAAGAGGCCGCACCACAACAAATTCATCCAGGACGGGTGCATCTGGACACCGATCAAGTCCAAAGAGATCGTCAAGTACTACGGACCAGTCGTCGACCTTCAAGTGGAAGGCGACGAGTCCTTCGTGGCCAACGGCATGGCCGTCCACAACTGCCGCGTCGCCTACTCCATCTGCACGATCTGCGCGAACGTCGCCCACAACGAGGCCGAGTACTGCCCCCATGTCAAGAACTGGAAGGGGCAGCAGTACAGCGGCCCCGAGACCGGGTGGAAGAACGTGCTCGCCGCCGAGGACAATCGCGGCGTCGAGTTCATCGAGGAGTCGTGGGTCACCGTCGGCGCCGACACCAAGGCCAAGCACCTGGAGAAGATCGCGGCGCTGCGCAAGGTCAAGGGCCAGGCGCGCATGGCCGAGATATTGGCCGAGGCCGAGTCCGAGCTGAACAAGAACTGCCTCTGCGACTGGCAGAAGGTGAGCAACCTCCTGGACATGGGGATCGCGCAGGCCATCCTGGCGTAGCTTGACTAAATTGAGGACTTGATACATAATATGGCAGAGGAAGTGGCCAAGGACCAAAATACCGAGATCGTGCTCAACATCTACGATCTGCCGAAGACGATAACGCTGCGGCTCCCCAACGGGGAGTCCAAGGTCTACACCATGAATTTTGCGCCGAAGACCAGCGGTCTATACCTGAACAAAGCTATGTAAGATGACACCGCCGTCGTAGCCCCTTAGGCAAGGGCGCCCGCGAGCGAGTCAGCGAGCGCGCGAGACCGAAAGGTCAAGCCAGCAAGCCAGCAAGCCAGCAACCACGCAAGGTTGCTGGCTTTTTGTTTTGAGGGAGGAGCAGATGAAGGACGAGAAGCCGCTGCACCAGGTCATCGCCGAAAAGTCCGGGATGCTCAACAAGATCATCCAGGCCAAATTTGGGGGCAACCCCGATGCGACCGCAGCCAGCGGCCAAGAAAACACTGTGGGGGACAACACCATGAAAGTGACGCGAAGCCAGGCCTCGAACGCTCCTGGAGAAGTCCGGGACGGCAAGCTCGTGGACGTGAAGGCGATGGCCGCCGCTGCGGCCCGGCAGGACGTGCCCGCAACCGATCTCATGGCGTTGGCCCGCGCCAATGACCCCCACACCGAGGACTCCGCGATCCCCGCGACGATCGCCGGGGCCGTGACCGCCGCCGTCGAGGGCCTCCCCGGCCAGGAAGTCTCCCAGGACAAGTCCAACGAGGGAGCCCTGGGCAGCGTCGAGAAGACCCAGGCCGAGATGCTGAGCAATAAGCAGCACCCCGCCATCGAGAAGGCGGTCGAGACCCAGGTCGAGTCCCAGGTCGGGACCACCGACCCCTACAAGTCCCTGCACGCCAGCGCCGAGGTCGACCAGATCGTGGCCCGGGCCCAGGCCG